AATAAAGCTTGACCGAAAATATTTTACTGGTTCTTTTCCCATATATCATTTTGGTGAAGGTACAGTACATGATGAATCTTTAGTGCCAAATTGGAGTTCTGTATTTTTAAAGAACGCTTTGAAAGTGGCCACAAAACATAATGAAGAATGGAAAAGAGAAAAAATTATGAAACATCCAAAAATTGGTGTGATTACTCCAGTTTACAATGACACCGAACATTTATTTCACGCAATCAATTCAGTTAAAACTCAAAATTTAGGTGATGTAATTCATTATGTTTATGATGATTGTTCAACTGATAACCTTGCGGAAGCTATTCGTGATTATGCCACGAACAATCGATCAATTTTTTATATGAAAGGTCTTGAAAACAAAGGCCAAGCTCACGCAAGAAATCAAGCAATCACCGCAGCGATTGCTGATGGTTGTAATTATTTGGCCTTTTTAGATTCAGATGATGTTTGGTTTCCAAATCATTTACAAAGAGCACTTGATGATTTAAGAACTAAAAATTGTGACATTGTTTATTCAACTCCACAATTTGTAACTGAAGATGGTCAGATTGTTTTTCCATATAATATTCCTGTGCCTCATATTTTTATTGGTAAACAACTAAGACACAATAATTTTATTTGGGTTTCAAGTGTAGTTTGTAATGCTCGTTGTTTTCTTTATGAAAAATTCGATAACAATTTAAACGGTGTTGAAGAATGGGATATGTGGGTTAGATTAGATGCAAGAGGGTATAAATTTTATAAAGATGAAGAAATAACTACTCGCTATTTGGTTCGTGATGGGTCACAAGCTTCAAAAGGTGGTGAAAAAATGCCATTATTTTGGCAGAAACACCAACAATTACCACAACTTAAATTACATTTGGCTTGTGGCCACGATTATGATGAAGATTATATCAATATTGATTTGTATGCTCCCAAAGATGCTAAATGTGATGTTCGTTTTGATGTTCAGAAATTACCCTATGATGATAATTCCATTGACGAAATCAAGGCCTTCCACATTATTGAACACTTTCACTTTTTTGAAATACAAGAAGTTCTCAAAGAATGGCATCGTGTATTAAAACCTGGTGGAAAATTATACCTCGAAACGCCAGATTTTTTAGAAACTTGCCGATCTTTTGTCGAAGGCAGTCCAATACCAGGTTATGACATAGAACAATGGAGAATTTTATTGTATGGCCATTTTTTTGCTCATGCTTGGATTCCAGGGCAAACACATAAGTTTTTATTTACCGAAACACAACTTAGAACGAATCTTGGATGGGCAGGGTTTAAAATTGTAAACCGTGTTCGACCAGCGTCTAAGTATGTAATGAACGAAACACATCATTTATTTTTAACAGTTGAGGCTTTCAAGTGAGTATATTGTGTTCTATTTCCACCAAAGGTAGATACGATACGACACTACCAATGGCGATCCAGTCAGTCATTATACAATCTCTTTTACCTGATAAATTAGTATTGTTTGATGATAACGATGAACCTAAAGATTTAAGAGGTATACAACATTATCAATATTTGTTTAGAATTCTCGATGAAAAAAATATTAAGTGGGAAGTAGTTTTTGGTCCTAAAAAAGGTCAACATCATAATCATCAAATGGCCAATACCATGGGTTATGAATGGGTTTGGAGGTTAGATGATGATACAGTGGCTGAATCAAATGTCCTAGAAACTTTAATGTCTTATACAAATTCAAAAGTTGGTGCAGTTGGTGGTTCAGTTTTAACACCACCCTATATTAAAGGGCTTCAATCAACCGGAAAAATTGAGGACATCGAAGAGCAAAGTATTCAATGGGATATGATACGCCACATTAAAGAAGTTGACCATTTACATTGCTCTTTTATTTACCGTGCAGGTATACAAGATTACAACCTTTCATTATCGAGAGCTGCATTTCGTGAAGAAACTTTGTTTACATTTGGACTAAAACAAAAAGGCTATAAATTACTTGTTGTTCCAAATGCTATAATATGGCATCTTAAAAATCAATCCGGTGGCGTGAGAACAAATACAAAAGAAATGTTTGATAGTGATGATCGGATTTTTAGAAACTTTTTACAACTTAAAGATAAGACAATTGTTGTGTTAGATAATGGAATGGGCGATCATATTATTTTTTCTCATGTATTAAAAGATATAAAAAATCCAGAAATTTTTTCTTGTTATCCGAACATTGTGCCAGGCCGTAGCATTGCTGAAGCCATAGAATTATTTGGCGATATAGATCAGTTTAACATCTACAGAAAAATGGATCAATGGAACTGGAAAGATTCATTAGAAAACGCATTTAGAAAGATGTATATTGTGCCATGATAATTATTTCTCCATATTCAAAACCACTTCGCAATGGTCAAAACAACCCTAAAAATTACCCATATTGGAAAGAATTAATAAAATTAATTAAAGAACCAATTATTCAAGTTGGAACTAATGATGAAAAACAACTTGTAGAAGAATTTCATAAAAACCTATCGATACCCGAACTTCGTGACCTTATTTCCAAATGTCGAACATGGATTTCTGTCGATAGTTTCTTTCAACATTTAGCTTGGGACTGTGGTAAACCAGGTATTGTGCTTTTTGGCCAATCAGACCCTTTGATATTTGGCCATCCAGAAAATATAAATTTACTTAAAAGTCGTTCTTATTTACGAGAAAAACAATTTTGGTGGTGGGAACAATGTGTATATAGAGAGGAGGCCTTTGTCAAACCGGCAGAAGTTCTAAGGCATTTGTAAGATAAATACACTATAAATAAGGATTTCTCATGGCCGCTCCATTAACAAGAACACAATTCCGAGATTACTGCCTTAGAAGGTTGGGGTTTCCAGTCATTGACATTAATGTTGATGATGACCAAATCGATGATAGAATTGATGATGCACTGAGTTTTTTCTATGATTATCACTATGATGGTACAGAAAAACTCTTCATGAAACATCAAATCACACAAACTGATATTGATCGCCGTTGGATTTATTGTCCAGATGCGGTACTTTTTGTGACCGGTGTCCTTCGTTTCGATGATTCCAATTCTTCAATTAATATGTTTGACCTTAGGTATCAACTAAGGCTACACGATTTATATGATTTCACTTCAGTTTCGTATGTGTCATATGAAATCACTATGCAACACATACAATCTTTGAACCTTCTTTTTTCTGGAACACCACAATTTCGTTTTAATCGTGTACAAAACAAAGTATTTTTAGATATAGATTGGACCAGAGATGTTGAAGTTGGCGACTATGTAATTGTTGAATGTTATCGTAAAATGATTCCTGAAACAGTTAGTCTTACAGGTACAGCCGCACTTACATCCGGCAACACAGCGGTTACTGGAACAGGCACAAGGTTCGACCAAGAAATTGTAGAAAATGATTTTGTAACTTTTGGTTCTGAATCATTACAAGTCAGTAAAATTATTTCACCAACCAGTGTTACTTTAACCACGGCCGCAGCTGCAACAAATGCTGCAGCTACAATGACAGTTTCAGGTCTCACTGATGTTTGGGATAATCGTTTTCTAAAGGCTTATGCTACTGCTAAAATCAAAATGCAATGGGGTTCCAACCTCAAAAAGTTTGGTGGTATACAAATGCCCGGCGGCATCACACTAAATGGTCAACAAATTTATGATGAAGCTATCGAAGAAATTAAAAACCTTGAAGAACAAATGTATAATGCCACAAGTATGCCTAGCGAAATTTTCATAGGATAATTTGTGCCCACTAACCTATTTTTCAATCATTTTCCCAAAAACCAAATAACAAGTGAGCAACTGCTTGTTGAAGATTTGGTCATTGAAGCTATGCAAATTTATGGCATGGATGTTTATTACCTCCCTAGAACTGTCAGAACCGGCAATGAAATTGATTACATTTATGGTGAAGATACATTAAAAGAATATAAAACAGCACACCCTATTGAAATGTACCTCGAAAACGTAACTGGTATGGATGGTGAAGGTGATTTTATTTCCAAATTTGGCCTTGAAATTCGTGATGAATTATCTTTGTTGGTATCTCGCAAACGATTTAAGTATGCAACAAGAGTAAGTCAATTAATAAGACCAAGGGAGGGGGATTTAGTTTATGTTCCTCTTATGAAAAATTTTTTTGAAATTACTTTTGTTGAGAGTGAAAATGACCAAGCAATGTTTTACACACTTGGTCGCGGTCGTGGTGGTAATGTTTATGTGTATGCTATAAAATTAAAACAATTTGTATTTTCAAATGAAATTGTTGAAACTGGTGTGGCTGAAATTGATGAACAAATTCGTGATAATTATTTTCGCACTAAAATTACATTGACAACCGGATCTGGTTATTATTCAAACGGCGAAATTGTTTATCAAGGCACTAGCCTTGCAAATGCTAACTCACAAGCCATTGTTGAAAGTTTTGATTTAGTGAGCGCAAGTAAGCATGTTCAAATTATTCGTGTTCAAGGCAATTTCACCACTGCAAACGTAATTGGTGTAACTAGTGGTGCTACTTGGATGGCCAATGTAATTTCTGATACTGCAACTATGAATGATGCCTTTGAAGACATTGTTGATAATAATCGTATTGAAGGTGAAGCTGATGCGATACTTGATTGGACCGAAACTAACCCATTTGGCGAATCATAATGTTAGGTAACGATTTTTTTAGCCATCGCACAATACGAAAGGTCGTTGTAGCATTTGGTACAACGTTTAATGACCTAATTGTAACTAGAGCCACATCTGCTGGAGTAAACAAAGAGAAGTTTAAAGTACCTTTGTCTTATGGTGCAAAAGAAAAATACTTGACATTGATTACTTCCGACCCAACACTGACGAAATCAATTGCTATAACTCTACCTAGAATTTCATTTAACCTTGATAGTTTGTCTTATGACCCAACTCGTAAGCAAATGTCAACGATTCGTAATTTTTCAGCAAATACATCAACAGCAGTTAAAACACAATTTGCTCCAGTGCCATACAACTTTGAGTTTTCATTATCCATCTATGTAAGAAATACCGAAGACGGAACACAAATACTTGAACAAATACTTCCATTTTTTACACCAGATTTTACAGTTACGGTAGATTTTATTCCTCCAATGGATCAAAAATATGATTTGCCTGTTATACTTAATTCTGTAACATCGAGTGTAGATTATGAGGGCGATATGTCTACCACAAGAACAATTATGTGGGACTTATCATTTACGGTAAAAGGTTATATTTGGCCACCAATTAAGTCTGGTGAAATCATACGTCAAGCAAACACGAATATTTACTATGAACCTCAAAGTTTAGATGGTCAAGTAGTGTATGTTGATTATGCCAACGGTACAGGACAATATCTACAATCAGAAACCATTCGTGTGGATGATAGGCTAGTTTCTGGTCGTGTTCTATATTTTAGTAACAGTAACACAGGTACACTTATAGCCACAAGTCTAAACAAATTACTTGAGGTTGGTGATGTGGTCATTGGTGATATAAGTAACGCATCATTCACTATATCAACCGTAGAAAATACGGCACTTAAACAAACAGCAATAGTTACCACACCAGATCCGTCAAACGCACTACCTGATGATGAGTTTGGATTTATTGAAACGATTACCAATTGGCCTAATACAGTATGAAAAAAATAAATGAAAAATTATCGGAGTTATTTGAAGTTGAACCAATTAAAATAGAAGAACCTAAACTTGAAACAGTTATTGTTTCTGAAACTAACCCTGTCGATTCTGATGCAGAGTTTGCTCGTAAAAACATTCGTGATTTATTACAAAAAGGCAATTATGCCATTGATGAATTATTAATGGTTGCAAAACACTCTGAATCACCAAGAGCCTATGAGGTGGCGGCAAACTTAATTAAAAATTTGTCTGATTTAAATAAAGATTTACTTGAAATTCAAAAACGTAAAAAAGACCTCATTATAGACAAAGGTGGGTTGAAAGATGTAAACATTGACAAAGCTGTTTTTGTGGGTTCGACAGCAGATTTAATGAAACTTTTAAAAACAAATAAGGCATAAAAATGGAAACACTCATAGAAATGATGCGAAAAGTTCTTGCTGAAACTTTTGCTTTGTACTTAAAGGCACACAATTATCATTGGAATGTAGAAGGTATTAATTTCCCCCAATATCATGATTTTTTCGGTAAATTATATGAAGAATTACATGATGCTGTTGATCCAATCGCCGAAGAAATCCGATCTCTAGATGCCTATGCTCCAGGTTCTTTTAGTCGATTCATGGAGCTAACTGACATACAAGACGAATTAAATGTTCCTATGGCTCGTGAAATGGCAGCTAAATTATTAACTGATAATATGATTGTTTTGTCAACTTTAAACATGGCCTTCAAACTTGCTACTCAATTTGACAAACAAGGGCTTGCAGATTTTCTTGCAGGCCGTATTGATGTTCATAACAAACACGCATGGATGCTTCGTAGCATCATTAAGTAATGATTGACACTTATCTTGGAAATTCCAATCTTAAAAAAATTGGAATCTCTATACCATTTACTGAAGAAAATGTTTTAGAATATAAAAAATGCATAGAAGACCCAATTTATTTCATTGATAATTATTGTTATATAATTACACTCGATCATGGCATTCAACAGTTTAAACTTTATGATTGCCAAAAAGAAAAAATTAATTTAATACATAAAGAACGCCGTGTTATCATTATGGAATCACGGCAAGCTGGTAAAACAACCACTGCAGCTGCTTATATTCTTTGGTATACGATTTTTCAAGCCGATAAAAATGTTGCGATATTGGCTAATAAAGACAAAACAGCTCGTGAGATTCTTTCTCGTTATCAATTAATGTATGAGTATCTTCCATTATGGATGCAACAGGGTGTTAAAACTTGGAATAAAGGTGATATTGAATTAGAAAATAATTCAAAAGTGTTTACTGCTGCAACCACTGCAGCAGGTATTCGTTCTAAATCCGTTAACCTTTTATACATTGATGAAGCTGCGATCATCCCAAACAATGTTGCTGACGCATTTTTTACTTCCGTTTACCCTGTTGTCTCCGCCGGCCAAACCACAAAAATTTTAATTACCTCGACACCACTTGGTTATAATCATTTTTGGAAGTTTTGGAATGATGCTGAACATGGCCGTAATGGGTTTGTTACATTGTTTATTCCTTATTGGAGAATTCCAGGTCGTGATGAAAAATGGGCCGAAGAACAACGCAAAGTCCTTGGTGATGTTAAGTATAATCAAGAAGTTTTGTGCCTTTGGGGAGAATCCAAAATAACAGTCAGAGACAAATACACAGGAGAAATAATGAAATTAACAATGTGTGAATTATACGAAATTTTAGAATCGAGGCAAAGTTTATATAAATAGAACGGTAGTCACGGAATGCCAGTTCCCACTACCTCTAGACACTTAAAAATTAAAGCGGAGTATCCAGCTATGTCTATTTATAACCAACCTCAATATTGCACATATTTAACCGTTTATTATGGAAATAAATTACCACAATTTTACATAGGTTCCAGTTTAGTAAAGTACGTTGAAAATGGTTATCACGGTTCAATAAAATCCAAAAAATATAAAAAAATTTATCAAAAAGAATTAATAGATAATAAACATTTATTTAAAACTTTTATAGTAAAAAAATATTATTCTAGAAAATGTGCAATGTATAGGGAAAAACAACTTCAAAAAAAGTTAAATGTTGTTAAATCTGAAATGTATTTTAATATGTCTATCGCAAAAGATTTTGGTTGGTTTGGTATGAAAGTTAAAGGTGAAGAACATCCAACATTTGGAAAAACTTGGAAAAAAACTCCAGAACAAATAGAAAATTGTAGAAAATCCAGTTTAAAAGCTTTTAGTAATCCAAAATATAAAGAAAAAATTAGTAAAATTAGAAAAAATAAAATACCTAAATCGCCGGAACAAATAAAAAATAAAATTGAGCTTTATAAGAAAATTTTAAAATTATATAGTTCTAAACCAAAATTGAAAATAAAATACGATCTCATAGCAAAAAATGGTAAACTTTTAACTTATGAGAGAGCTTTCGCTAAAGAGTATCATAAAGATTTTAATTTATCGTGTAATGGCCTTTACATCATTATAACCAAAAACAATTTAATTAAAAAGATGCTATGAATCAAAATATTGTAATTAATGATTGTTTTGAAATTTTAACTCCTACCGGATGGGAGTTATTTTCCGGTATCAAAAAATCAAAAAAACAAACTTTAAAAATTAAATTCCAATCTGGTTTAGAAATTGCTTGTACTCCACACCATAGATTCATTGAAACTGGAAAAATTGTTCATGCTTGTGAGTTGAAACCGAAATCACGATTAGGTAAAGAAGTAGTCGTAGAAAATAAACTTTTTGAAGATATTGATGTTTATGATCCAATTAATGTCCAAAATGGAAATGTTTATTTTGCTGATGATTTAATTTCCCACAATTGTAAATTTTTAGGTTCGGCACTTACTCTTATTCGAGCTGACATTATTGAACAAATGTCTTTCAATGAACCAATTTATCAAAAAGATGGGTTGGATCTTTATGAAATGCCCGAAAAAGGCCATAGTTATGTTTTCGTGGTAGATACGGCTGAAGGTGTTGGTGGAGATTATTCTTCGTTTGTTATTATAGATATAACAGAAGTTCCTTATAGATTGGTTGGCAAATATAGAGACAATCAAATAGCACCAATGCTTTATCCAACTGTAATTTATAGGAACGCCACAGATTTCAACAATGCTTATGTTTTAATTGAGGTGAATCGTTCAGAACAAGTCGCACATATTTTATATCATGAGTATGAGTATGATAACATATTGTTCGTTCAAAGAGATAGCAAAGGACAAAGAGTTTCTGGTGGCTTTGCTGGCGCCGGAAAGACACATTTAGGTGTGACTACCGATAAAAAAGTTAAAAGAATTGGATGTTTTAATTTCAAATCACTACTTGAAGAAAAGAAACTTCTTGTTTTTGATGCTGATGTTATATCTGAAATTTCTACATTTATCGAATCAAAAGGGTCTTATGCGGCTGATGATGGTTACCATGATGATTTGGTGATGCCGTTGGTGTTATTTGGATGGCTCACAACTAACCCTTACTTTAGAGAAATCACCGATGTGAACCTTCGTAAGGCCGTTTATGAGCAAAGAATCAAACAAATTGAAGAAGATATGTTGCCTGTGGGTTTTATTAATGACGGTCAGCAAGAGGAAGTGACCATTGATTCTGGAGATGTTTGGGGTAATTACAATTTCGAAGAGAGGAATTCTCCGCCTCCAGGGTATCCCAACTCAAAATTATGAAAATACTAAATAGACGATAATGATAATTGATTTTACATATAACTAAAGGAGAAATCCATGGCATTTCAGCTTTCACCTGGCGTAAATGTATCAGAAGTTGATCTGACTACAGTTGTGCCTTCAGTCGCCACATCCGTTGGCGCCTTTGCCGGAGTTTTTGCCTGGGGTCCAGTTAATGAAGTCATCACAATTTCTGATGAAGTTCGTTTGGTTGAAGAATTTGGAAAACCAGATGACAATAATTATGAATACTGGTTTTCAGCTGCTAATTTTTTAGCATACTCAAATAACCTTCGTGTCATCCGTGCAGCAAACTCTGCTACAACAAACACCGCATCAAGTGCTGGTTCTGGTTTGTTAATTGAAAATGAAGATGATTATAATGACAATCATTCAAGTGGCGCAAACACTTTTGGTCGTTTTGCTGCCAAATACCCTGGTGATTTGGGCAATTCGATTCGCGTAGAGGTGGCCGACTCTAATACTTATTCTGGTTGGACATACGCAAATAGTTTCACTTCTACACCAGCAACATCTGTATTTGTTTCAAACCGTGGTGGCGCTAATGATGAACTGCACATTATTGTTCTTGATGTGAATGGCAAGTTTACAGGTACATCAAATACTGTTCTTGAAAAATTTCCATTTGTTTCAAAAGCTAATGATGCTAAAAGTTTTGATGGCTCTAGCAATTACTACAAAGAAGTTCTCAATCAAAGATCAAAATATGTTTGGTGGATGTCTCATCCCGACAGCACAAATTGGGGCACAGTAAATACTAGTTATACACTGTTAGCAACAAGAATTACATCAACACTTGCAAATGGTGCCAATGGTTCAGTAACAGCAGGTAATATTCAAACAGCGTACAATAAGGTAGCAAACCCGGATTCGGAAGAAGTTTCATTAATCATTACAGGCCCAGCAACTGAAGCTACAATTGAAAATGCTATTTCGATTGCTGAAACTCGCAAAGATTGTGTCGTATTTTGTTCGCCAGAGAAAGCTGATGTTGTTGATAATTCTGGTTCCGAAGAGAATGATGTAACAGCCTTTCGTGATACCATTACATCTTCTTCATACGCAGTGATGGATTCTGGTTGGAAATATCAATATGACAAATACAATGATGTTTATCGTTGGTTACCATTGAATGGTGATGTTGCCGGTCTTTGTGCTCGTACTGATCAAGAACGCGACCCGTGGTTTTCGCCGGCAGGAACAAACCGCGGTGTTATTAGAAATGTCATTAAACTAGCTTGGAACCCAACTAAATCAAATCGTGATGTTCTTTATAATCGTGGTATTAACCCAGTTGTTACATTTCAAGGCGAAGGCACAGTTCTTTTTGGCGACAAAACACTTTTAAACCGCCCATCAGCATTTGATCGTATTAATGTTCGTCGTTTATTTATTGTGCTTGAAAAATCAATAGCGCGGGCAGCTCGCACTTCATTGTTTGAATTTAACGATACATTCACAAGGTCACAATTCGTAAATATTGTTGAACCATACCTTCGTGATGTACAAGGTCGTCGTGGTATCACTGACTTTCGTGTTATATGTGATGAAACAAATAACACTGCTGAAGTTATTGATCGCAACGAATTTGTTGGAGATATCTACATCAAACCAGCTCGTTCAATAAATTTTATTCAATTAAATTTTGTTGCTGTGAGAAGTGGTGTAACATTTGAAGAAATTGTCGGCCGCACAGTCTAAATAGAGAAAACAGGAGAAAAATAACATGGCTTTTTCAGTAACTCAGTTTAGATCTCAAATGACTGGTGACGGTGCCCGTCCCAATCTGTTTGAAGTTTCTATGCCGTTTCCTACTTTTTCTTCGCCAGGAAACGCACAAACAAAATTAACATTCATGTGTAAAACAGCGCAACTTCCTGGCTCAACAGTTGGAGTTGTGCCTGTTCAATATTTTGGTCGTGAGTTGAAATTCGCCGGTAACAGAACTTTTGCTGATTGGACAATCACTATAATTAACGATGAAGATTTTATTGTAAGAAATGCGTTTGAACGTTGGATGAATGGTCTCAATACACATCGTACAAACCTTCGTAATGCCGCAGCTCTTACACCTTCAAGTTATACACAAGATGCAGAAGTTTATCAGTATGGTAAAAACGGCAGTCGTATTAAATCATATAAATTTATTGGTATGTTTCCTACCGACATAACTCCAATTGATGTTGATTGGGGTTCAAATGACACTATTGAAGAGTTTTCAGTTTCGCTTGCTTATCAATGGTGGGAAGCGGTAGCGAATCGAGTGTTCTAAGAAAAGGCTTCGGCCTCTTCTTAATTTTTTTGGAATGAGAAATAAATGGCGCTGAATCTTTTTGGGTTCACCATAGGTAGAAAAGACGTTGCTCAGGAAGAAAAACCAGAGCAGCGTTCTTTTGCACTTCCAACGACGGCACTTGATGATGGTGCCATTACCATTACACAAAATGCTTACTATGGTACCTATGTTGACTTAGAGGGTTCTGTTCGCAATGAATTGGAATTAATTACTCGTTATCGTGAAATGTCAAATCACCCTGAATTAGAAGCCGCCATTGATGATATTGTCAATGAGGCTATTACTCATGATGAAACTGGTGATGTTGTCATGATTAATTTGGATAAACTTAAACAACCAGAAACAATCAAGAAAAAAATTATTGAAGAGTTTAACAATATTCAACGTCTTCTTAACTTTGAAAATATGGCCGACGATTTGTTCAAGCGTTGGTACATTGATGGGCGAATTTATTTTCACATTATAGTCAACGAAAAAAACCCTAAAGAGGGAATACAAGAACTTCGTTATGTTGACCCGAGAAAAATTCGAAAAGTTCGTGAAATACAAAAAGACAAAGATCCAAAATCTGGTGCTATGATCATTAAATCATTGGCAGAATATTATATCTACAGTGATCGAGGTAGCACAACACAAACTTATACTGCTGGCGTGAATGCTGGTGTTCGTATTGCACCAGATTCTATCATTAATGTAAACTCGGGCCTTATGGATGCCAAAAATACATTTGTGATTTCTTACCTTCATAAGGCCATTAAGCCACTAAATCAATTAAGAATGATTGAAGACGCGGTGGTTATTTATCGCCTTTCGAGAGCACCAGAACGCCGTGTGTTTTACATTGATGTTGGTAACCTACCAAAAGGTAAAGCTGAACAATACCTTCGTGATATTATGATCAAGTATCGTAATAAAATGGTATACGATGCAAACACTGGCGAAATGCGTGATGATCGTAAACATATGTCGATGCTTGAAGATTTTTGGCTCCCAAGGAGAGAGGGTGGTAAAGGTACAGAAATTACTACACTGCCCGCTGGTCAAAACTTAGGCCAAATTGAAGACGTAGATTATTTTCGCAAAAAACTTTTACAGTCTTTAAACGTTCCTTATTCTCGTATGGACACACAAAGTGGTGGAGGCCTTGCATCTCTTGGTCGCTCTGCTGAAATTAGCCGTGATGAATTGAAGTTTGCTAAGTTTGTTGTTCGCCTTCGTAATAAGTTTTCACAAATCTTTGATAATGCTCTAAAAATACAGTTATCCCTTAAAGGCGTTTGTAGTCAAGAAGAATGGGATGAATTTAAAGAAAGTATTTATTATGATTACAAAAAAGACAACAATTTTACTGAACTCCGTGAAACTGAACTGATGCGTGAAAGAGTTACGACACTTCAACTTTTAGACCCATATATTGGTAAATATTTTTCACAAACATGGGTTAAAAAGAATGTTCTTCGCATGTCTGATGAAGAAATTGAAGAGATGGCTAAAGAAATGGAAGAAGATGGTTCAACTGATATGTTAGCACAAGCTCAACAAGTTGAAAGTGATGAACAAGTTGAACCTATAGATAATACCGTAGACCGTATGGATAATGAATCACCAACACCTCAACTTGATGCTGAGGTGGAAAAATATTCAATAGGTATAAATAGGTAATTAATAAAGGTGCAATATGACAACAAGACAATTTATAGATCAACTTACAGCCGGCGAAAATGCTTTAGCAAAAGAAACACTTGAAAATGTAATTTCGAGTAAAGCTTTTGAAACTCTTGACGCATATAAAAGAGAAATGGCTGCAGGTATCTTTGGCGGACAACCGGAAGAAAACGAAACCGAAGAAGAAGATGAAGTACAAGAAACTGAATGAAAAGTTTAACTGAGTTTAGGCAAGAACCTTTCACGGAAGAAAAGTCAGACTATTCTAAGTTTGACGCCTTAGTTCGTGCTGGTTTAGCTAACAAGGCACAGTTACAAAGAATACATAACATCCTTGACAAGATGCAAGAGGATAAACCATCTTTTAATAACGCCGACCGAATGATACTGCAAAATCTTTTCAATAAGATGGTGGATTTGCTTACTTCAAACAAGCAAATCTTCTCCCAAGCACGCCGTTCGGTTAATGAGGGGGTTATTGATGCCTCTGACTTTAAAGTTTCACCAATAACAGGTAAAAAATATAAGGCTCATCGTATTATTATTTCAAAAACTGATGAGAAAGAGAACCTTAAAGAAGAATTGACCAAGTTTGACCCACCTTTTGTTCTTGTATTGAAGCGGAAAGCCATTCGTCTTTATCCAGGCTCTACAAGAATCGCATTATATTACAGTGATAAACTTAATAAGTATTTTTCGGTACCATATTCTACCGAAGAAAATCAAAGAGGTGTTGTGCAGGCTGAAGAAACTATAATGTCCGTATTAGAATTTGTCATAGAAAATAAAGAACCTCAGATAATTTCATATGGCGAAAATCAAGACGTTACAATTGAGTACCCTGTGGCTGATGCAATATTAAAAGTATATGCCTCGTTGAATGAAGAAAACAAATTAAAAATTTCTGAGATGATTGAGAAGGGACCTGAACATTTCAATAAAGTTGCCAGTTTTGCTTTATCAAAAATCAAATGAATTTTTTAGACAATTTAATTGAAGGTAATTTGGAGAGTGCAAGAAAGTTATTGTTTCAACGCTTAAACGAAATTATTAAAGACAAACTACAGAGTATTAAAAAAAATGTTGTCGGCGACCGTTTTGAAATATTTGATGAGGCTGTTCGTAGGAACACAAACATTGTTCGCATGGGTCGTATACAAAAGATTCGCCGCAGAATACGAAGAAATGCTAAAGGTAAAATTGTAATACAAAAGAATGTTAAACGTTCTGGTGTTAAAGGGTACCGAATATCAGGTAATACACTGAAAAGAATACCTGCGGCCCAAAGGTTACAAAAAGCAAGAAAACTTAGACAATCATGGAAAACAACAAGAAGAGCTCAATTGCGAAGAACATTAATGAAACGAAAAATGTCCATGCGTAGAAGAGCTTCAATAGGATTAAGATAAAATGCCATTTGAAATAACAAATACACAAAGATCCGCCTCAATTATCAGAGTTGTTAATTCTGGCGCAGAGACAATTTCATTAGCTAATTTAGCATTTAATGCTAATGAAACTGTTTCTTCCGCTAGCATACGGAGGTTAACTTGGTCTACAAATGGTAATATTCAAATCGTAAGAAATTCTGTGCCAATATTAATGTTACACAATTCTGGCACAATGATGCTTGATGAACTTAATCACTCTATAGCAAACAATGATACATCAAGTATCGTTGTTACAATTAATACTGGCGGTTCAATCGTCTTAGAAGTTACAAAAGTGGCATCTTATGCTAACGTATTAACGGAAATGTAAAATGAAATTAATCAGAGAAACCATTGAGCATGTAAAATGCCTCAGTGAAACTACAGAAAATGGTAAAAAACGCCTATACATCGAAGGCACCTTTCTTGTTGGTGATACAGTAAATCGTAATAATCGTATGTACAAAATGGATACTCTTCGCCGAGAAGTTGGTCGTTATAATGAAGAATACATTAAAACAAATCGTGCGCTTGGTGAATTAGGTCATCCAGACACTCCAACTTTAAATTTAGAAAGAGTATCACATAAGATTTTGTCTCTTGCTGAAGATGGCAATACATTCTATGGTAAGGCCTTAATTCTTGAAACTCCTTATGGTCAAATTGTTAAAAACTTTATTGAAAATGATGTAAGTATTGGTGTTTCTTCAAGAGCTTTAGGTTCAGTCGTTCAAACAAAAGAAGGGTATAATTTAGTGCAAGATGATTTAAAATTGGCTACAGCTGCTGACATTGTTGCGGATCCATCGGCACCAGGCGCCTTTGTTCAAGGGATTGTGGAAAACAAGGAATGGATGTTTGTTGATGGTAAGTTTGTTGAAGCCAATTTTGATTATGCTAAAAAACAAATCAAACAAGCATCTTCCAAACAAATAGAAGAAGTTGCTTTAAAATTATTTGAAAATTACCTGCGAAAACTTTAATTTTTATAAATAGAAAATCATAAGGAGATTCCTAATGGCATCAAGTAAATTAATGGAAGCAGCTGCTGATATTCTTGCGGGAAGCAAGTCTAGGGCTACTGCTATGCCACCCGAAAAACTACCAGGCGAACAAGAAGACCTAGGTGGTCCTACGCCACAAAATTTTCGTTCGACAGATGACTCGACAAAGATTCATGCTGCTGCAAAGGCACCGGATAATTCTGCTAAAAACAAAGCCAGTATTTCCACAAAACCATCAGCTGCATCACCAGACACTCAACTTCGTATGAACAAAGAAGAAACAGAAGATGGTGAAGAAGAAGATGAAGTTTTAGATGAAAAAACGCACATGGACAAAATGAAAAAGAAAATAAAAGAAGACGTTGATGCGCTTTTTGCAGACGATTCTACAATTTCTGAAGACTTCAAAACTAAGGCCGCTACAATTTTCGAAGCCCGTGTTTTTGATCGTGTGTCACAAATTCAAGAAGAACTTGAAGCCGAATATGCAGCCGTGCTTGAAGAAGCCGTTGAAGACATTAAAAAAGACTTGACCGAGAAGGTTGATGACTACCTTTCTTATGTTGTTGAACAATGGGTTGAGCAAAACGAAATTGCTATCGAATCGGGTCTTCGTGCTGAATTAACTGAAGAATTCATTGTCGGTCTTCGTAACTTATTTGCTGAACATTATATTGATGTTCCAACAGAAAAAGTTGACCTCGTTGACGAGCTTGCTGGTAAAGTCGAAGAGCTTGAAGGTAAACTTAACGAAGAAATTGAATTCAATATTGAATTGAAAAAAGCTTTGATTGAATCTTACAAACAAGAAATCACTCATGTTGTGTGTGAGGGCCTTACTGCCACTCAAGTTGAAAAAATTAAATCGCTCGCAGAGAGTGTTGAATTTTCCACAGAGGAAGAATACACAAATAAACTTGAAACAATTCGTGAAAATTATTTTCCGTCCAGTATGAAAAAAGCCCATGTTTCACAATTACATGAACAAGTAGATGACGCTGACGAAAAGAAGGTTTTAATTACTGACCCATTCGTTGCTGCTGTCTCGCAGGCTATTTCAAAAACAAAACTACAATAATAAAAAATCAAGGAGATTTTCATGTATCTTTCCGAACAACTTCAATCTAAATGGGCAGGGGTGTTAGATCATCCAGACCTCCCTGCCATTAAAGATCCATATCGTAGGGCGGTTACTGCTGTTATTCTTGAAAATCAAGCTCAAGAAATGCAAAAGGCAGCAGGTATGCTTCATGAAGCTGTACCCACAATGTCGGCATCGGCAGGTCTTGGTGCTGGTGGCGCAACTGGTTTTTCAGCGGGCGCCACTGCAACAGGTCCAGTTGCTGGTTTTGATCCAATTCTTATCTCATTGGTTCGCCGTTCTCTTCCCAACTTAATTGCATATGATATTTGTGGTGTTCAACCAATGACTGGTCCTACTGGTCTTATTTTTGCTATGCGTACACGATATAGCACACAAACAAGTGGCACAGAAGCTTTTTATGATGAGGCAAACACCGGTTTTGCAGGTCTTGGTACCGCACAAACAGCTCTTGCTATTGGTGGTGCCGTTGCTAATACTTTCGTTGCTAACGGTGCAGGTGTTGCCGCTATGTCAACAGCTCGCGCTGAAGCTCTCGGTGATGCTTCTAACACTTTTCAAGAGATGGCATTCAGTATCGAAAAAGTTACTGTGACTGCTAAAACTCGTGCTCTTAAGGCAGAATACTCAATCGAACTCGCACAGGATCTTAAGGCAGTCCACGGTCTTGATGCTGAAACAGAGTTGAGCAACATTCTTTCTTCAGAGATTCTTGCTGAAATCAACCGTGAAGTTATCCGTACAGTTTATGCTGTTGCTAAGACTGGCGCTCAAGTCGGTACTACAACTGCTGGCACATTTAACCTTGACACGGATTCTAACGGCCGCTGGATGGTTGAAAAGGTTAAAGGTCTTGCCTTTCAAATCGAGCGTGAAGCGAATACTATCGCCAAGCAAACTCGTCGTGGTAAAGGTAACATCATGATTTGTTCGTCAGATGTTGCTTCTGCTCTTGCCATGGCGGGCATTCTTGATTACAATTCGGCACTTCAGTCGCAAGTTAACCTGACAGTTGATGACACAGGTAATACATTCGCTGGCACAATGTTTGGTCGTGTTAAAGTTTACATCGACCCATATTTCCCAGCAGGTTCCACTTCTGAATTTGCAGTTGTTGGTTATAAGGGTTCGAATGCTTATGACGCTGGCATTTTCTATTGCCCTTATGTTCCTTTGCAAATGGTTCGTGCTGTAGATACTGGTACATTCCAGCCAAAGATTGGTTTCAAAACTCGTTACGGTCTTGTTGCTAACCCATTTGCTGAAGGCACTGTGCAAGGCACTGGCGCTCTTACCAACCTTGCGAATGTGTATTACAGAGCTTTTAAAATATCGAACCTCATGTAATATAAGCCCCACTAAGAGGGTTCTTAAGAGGGACAGAAATGTCCCTCTTTTTTTATAGATAAATACTTTTATGACTGCATTTACACGAAATCCAACCAACCCTAATTTTCTTCAGCCCAATAAGTTTATGTTGAACTTTACAAGGGCTCCAGCTCTTCGTTATTTTTGCCAGACAGTTACAGTCCCTGGTATTTCAACCACAGAAGTTCCACAAACAAACCCTTTTGTAGAACTCTATGTGCCCGGTGAAAAGTCTGTGTATGACGTTTTAAATATTACTTTTATGGTTGATGAGAAATTGGAATCATGGCGTGAGATACACGATTGGATTCGTGCGATGACTTTTCCATATTCTTATGCTGAGTATCGTTCATTGGCAAATTTAAATCCTTATAATCAAAAAGGTCAGCCTCAATACTCAGATGCTACACTTACACTTCTTTCTTCGGCAAATAATCCAATACTTGATTTTAAATTTTATGATGTATTTCCCATTTCTATTGGCTCTTTTGTCATGTCTTCTACAGATAGTCCAGATAGCATCATTACCTCAGACGCAACATTTCGGTATTCTTTATACGACCTAGTTGTACCAGAATAATTTTTATGATATAATCTCCGTATAGGAGGATTTGAAATGAGTAAACTTGATGATTTATTGGACATGTGGGCAAAAGATTCTGAGATTGACCGTACCGAACCAGGTAAAGCCCTTCTGGATATTCCCAAACTTCATAGCAAGTATCTTAACATACTTTCAAATCACCGTCTACTGATCCGTGACTGTGAATTTAAATATAACCGAATGAAAAAGATCAAGTGGGAATACTATACTGGTAAATTAGACGAGAATGATTTAAAGAAACATGGATGGGAGCCATTTCCGTATGTGCTCAAATCCGACATTACTACATATATGGAAGCCGATGAAGATATGAATCGTTATTTGGCTCAAAAAAGGTTACATGAAGAAATTGTTGAAGTTTGTAATTCTATATTGAAAGAACTACACTCTCGCACATATCAGTTAAGAGGCTTTATAGAATATGAAAAGTTTATAAACGGAATATAAACAATTAAATGAGTGATATAACATTACATGTATTAAATGAGGCTTACATAAAAGTTGAATGTGAAAAACACTATGCTCAAGAATTAAACGAATACTTTTCTTTTCGAGTTCCAGGGTATCAATTCACGCCGGCTTATAAAAATAAAATTTGGGATGGTTACATAAAACTTTTTTCGTTAAAAGACAATACCATATATCGTGGTCTTCTACCTTACATTGAAAAGTTTGCCAAAGAAAGAAACTATCAATTAAATATCCATGATAATTTAAATGTTGTTGACGAACTATCATTAAAGGAAACCACCGAGTTTATACAGTCACTTAATCTACCATTAGAGCCTCGTGACTACCAAATCAAATCATTCATACACGCCATAAGAAATCGGCGTATGTTGCTTGTTTCTCCTACGGCTTCCGGTAAATCACTTATCATTTATCTTATCATACGATATTTTCAGGAGATAGATTTAAAACGTGGTCTTTTAATTGTACCAAACATTTCCCTCGTGACACAAATGAATAAAGATTTTGAATCGTATGGTTATGATTCATTAGAGAACTGTCATACCATACACCAAGGCCGTGACAAGCAAGCCAAAAAGTTTCTGTTTATTTCCACATGGCAATCCATCTACACACAACCTAAAGAATATTTTGAACAGTTTGATTTTGTAATTGGCGATGAGGCACATTCATTCAAGGCTAAATCTCTCACTACAATTATGACTAGTTGTATTCATTCTAAATACCGTATAGGTTGTACAGGTACATTGGATGGTACACAAACACACCGCCTTGTACTTGAGGGTTTATTTGGGCCGGTATATCAATCAACTTCTACATCCGAATTGATTGAGAAAAAACAACTGGCTGATTTTAAAATAAAATGTTTGATATTGAAGTATCCGAAAATTGTTTGTAAAGAAAGTAGAAAATGGGACTATCAAACCGAAATAGATTACATTGTGTCAAATTCTAAACGCAATGAATTTATTAAAAATTTAGTGCTATCATTAAATGGTAATACTCTTGTTTTGTTCCAACTAGTAGAAAGGCATGGTAAAATTCTATATGACCTCATTCAAAAACATTCTAGTGATAGGCATACATTTTTCGTTTTTGGTGGAACTGATGTTGAAGTACGAGAATCGGTTCGCTCAATCACTGAAAAAGAATCTAACGCTATTATTGTGGCTTCTTATGGTGTTTATAGCACTGGGGTTAACATACGCAATCTCCATAATATTGTCTTCGCCTCACCATCTAAATCCAGGGTTCGCAACCTTCAATCGATAGGCCGTGGTCTCCGTATTGGTGAAAACAAAAAAGAGGCCACTTTGTTCGATATTGTTGATGACCTAAGATTAGGTAAGCATACAAACTATACGCTTAAGCATTTTATCGAAAGAGTGAAAATATACGATGACGAAAAATTCAATTACAAATTCTACAATATAGAGCTAAAAACATGACCGAACTATTAGAACTCCAAATAAAAATTTTACGATTAAACACTGGTGAGGACATTGTTGGTTCTTGTTTAATGGATGACGAACATGGTTGTGTAAGTATTGAAAATCCAATGAAAGTGTTTATTAAAAGAGCATCACCACCACTTGGTCAAACAGCACTCTATATGATGCCTTGGTTACCATTAGAAATCATTGAAGATAATTTAGCCACCATTAACTATGACGATATAATTACTGTTGTAGATCCTAAAAAATCATTTGTTGAATATTATAATAATGCTGTGGAAGAATATGAGGCTCAACGTAAGGCTCAAGAAGGTGAAGAAGAGGAAGAAGAGGAAGAGATTGATGATGAAACAATACAAGATATGTTGGAATCTCTCCGTGAATCTAAAAGGAATCGATTACATTAATGGATTACAATGAACAAAATTTAAAACTGGTATCTTCAGTTATAAGAAATAATTTAACACCGGATTTATTACCTAAGAAATGGGTGCAAAGAAATCAAAGTAACCCTACATTTGGGCATTGTCATACAGCATCGGCTTGCCTTCAGAAGGTCTTTGGTAGTAAAATGATCCGTCTTTGGAGAGGTCTTGATGATGAAGGTATCTGGCATTGGTGGGCAGTTGATAAGAATGGTTTAAGAATCGATATAACATCTGAACAATATACATCTCAAGGTAGAGTGCCTCCTTATGATGTTGGTACGAAGTCTTCAATGTTAGGATTTGACTATCGTAAAAGAGTATTGAAGCTTTTGGATAAGGTAACTAAAGAATTATCATCAAACGGGACACCGCCAATGTAACACTTGTCAAGAGCAAAAACAAGGGCCTATTAGGCAAAGATAACATAAAAGATTGACATACAACCAACGAATGTGTATACTATGAAAACTATGACAAAGAAACCAAACCATTACATAAACAATGCCGATTTCCTCAAGGCTCTTACTGATTATAAAGAGTTGTGTGAAACTGCCGAAAAAGAAAAAAAGTCTGAACCACCAATACCTAATTATATCGGTGAATGTTTTCTAAAGATTGCTGATCATCTATCTCGCAAGCCAAATTTCGTATCGTATTCTTTCCGTGATGAGATGATTTCGGATGGTATCGAAAACTGCCTGATGTACTTTAAGAATTTTGATCCAAGTAAATCAAAGAATCCGTTTGCCTATTTCACACAGATTATCTATTATGCTTTTCTTCGCCGTATTATGAAAGAAAAGAAACAACTTTATGTTAAATATAAGGCCACAGAAAACTTTGGTATACTAGATGAATTTGAAATGTTTGAAGACTCGGATGGCAATATGAGGCAGTTTCAATTATACGATAACATATCCGAATTCATACAAACATTTGAAGAAAACAAACGAAACAAAAAGCGCAGTAAAAATAATTTAATTGAAGAACTGGAGGAAAACATTGATGAATAATGAGGATATTTTAAATCGTATTGCAGTGTTAGAATCAAGGCGTGAAATGTTTGAATCTGAAATTATTCGTGTGGAAAATACACATCGAAACCAAATGATGATTGTTGATTTAAAAAAGAAAAAACTTAAAATCAAAGATGAGATTGAACAACTTAAAAAACAACTATGAAAATTTGTATTCTCGGCGATTGTCATTTTGGAGCTAGAGGGGATTCATTAGACTTTCATCGGTATTTTCAGAAATTTTATGAGAACATTTTGTTTCCATATTTGAAAGAAAACAATATCAAAACCATTTTTCAGATGGGTGATTTATTTGACCGCCGAAAGTTTATCAATTTTAATTCTCTTTTTTTAGCGAGAAGGTATTTTTTCGATGAACTAGTTGCAAATGACATAACAATGTATACACTCATCGGTAATCACGACATGGCTTTTAAAAATACTTTAGAGGTTAATTCACCATCTTTGGTTATCAATGATTATAAAAATGTTAAAGTCATTCAAAATTTTACAACAATTGGACTTGACGGCACACTTATAGATGTGGTGCCATGGATTTGTGATGAAAATGAAAACGATATAATTAAAAAAATTAAGTCATCGAAATCGGATATTTGTTTTGGCCATTTTGAAATTATGGGTTTTGAAATGGAAAGAGGCAGTATTTGTGAAACAGGTATTGACGAAAAGATTTTATCGAGATATGATGTGGTTTTATCGGGCCATTTTCATCACAAGTCCACCAATGGCAATATTACTTATGTTGGTACACCTTATGAAATGACATGGTCTGATTACAATGATGTAAAGGGTTTTCATATTTTTGACACCGAAACTAGGTCACTTGAGTTTACCGTAAACCCATACACGATGTTCAATAAGATTGTATATGATGATTCAGAAACAAATTTTGAATTCTGGAAGGCCTATGAATATGGTAATCATGCAAATACTTATGTGAAGGTTGTTGTAGTCAATAAACAAAACCCATATCTATTTGACCATGTGATTGATAACCTATATAAATCTTCTTGTGCTGATATTGCCATTGTTGAAGATTTTACCGACACACGGATCGAAGATGACATTGTTGACCAGGCTGAAGATACGATGACTATCCTTTCAAAGTACATTGATGCGCTTGAACTTGATGTAGAAAATGATAAACTGAAAAAAATAATGCGAGAACTTTATGTTGAAGCATTGAATACCGAAGTTACTGACTAATGATATTGTTTCAAAAAATCCGTTGGAAGAACCTACTTTCAACGGGTAACCACTTTACAGAAATCAATCTGTCAACAAACACCAATACATTGATTGTTGGTGAGAACGGATCTGGTAAGTCTACACTACTGGATGCCTTGTGTTTTGGTTTGTTTGGTAAAGCCTTTCGTACAATCAACAAACCACAACTTCTAAACAGTATCAATCAAAAAGAATGTGTGGTTGAAGTTGAGTTTGAATCCAACAACAAAGCCTATAAAATCATTCGTGGTATCAAACCGAATATCTTCGAAATATATTGTAACGGCACTCTACTTAATCAAGAAGCCGCATCAAGAGACTACCAAGAACACCTCGAAAAATTTATACTAAAACTTAATTACAAATCTTTTACACAGATTGTTATTCTTGGTTCAGCTTCATTTACGCCATTCATGCAGCTTTCAGCCTCTGACCGCCGCACAATTATTGAAGACCTGCTTGACATACAAATCTTTTCGACGATGAATGGATTGGTCAAAGAACGCCTATCTTCGAATAAAGAAAGCACTTCATCTATTAAACATCAAATTGATTTGGTTACCAAAGAATATGAGTTGAAAAAGAAATATATCGATGACCTCAAGAAATCAAATGACGATGAAGTGAAGCGATATGAAGAAGAGATTCAAAGCAATGTTGAAACGATAGCACAACTACTGGCCAACAATCAAGTGCTTACGACCAGAACTGAAGAGTTGAACCGTGAAGTTGCAAATAAGATTGACAGTGAAAACAAGATTAGAAAGATTACAAAACTTGAATCACAAATTGAAAACAACATTTCTAAGTATGAGAAAGACATTAATTTTTTCAGAGACCATGATGATTGTCCAACATGTAGGCAATCGATAGCCTCAGAATTCAAAGAAGAACAAATCGATTTACTTGACACTAAGACAAAAGATTCTAAAGAAGCTCTTAATCAATTAAAAAGAAAACTCAAAGAAGAACAGGATAGATTAAATGAAATCAGCGAATCACAATCTTTGATTCAAAGTTTCGTTGTAAAGATTGCTACAAATAACACTTCAATCAATGAAACGAACAAGTATATCAACAAACTTCGTAAAAAGATTGAAGAACTTAGTGTAACCAAAGAAGGGACAGAGAAAGAAGGCAACAACCTAAAAGAACTACAAGATTCTCTGTCTCAACTACAAGAATCGTTAAAAGAATTAATACAAGAAAAAGCATACTTAGAAGTGGCCTCAACGCTATTGAAAGATACTGGCATTAAAACAAAGATTGTCAAACAGTACCTTCCAATTATTAACAAACTGGTCAATAAGTATTTAGCTCTTTTGGATTTCTTTGTGAACTTTAACCTTGATGAATCGTTCAAAGAAACAATTAAGTCTCGGCACCGCGATGATTTTTCATATAATAATTTTTCAGAGGGTGAAAAACAAAAAATTGATATGGCTCTTATGTTAACTTGGCGTGCTGTTGCTAAGTTAAAGAATTCAGCCAATACTAATCTATTGATACTTGATGAAACGTTTGATTCAAGTTTGGATGCCAATGGAACCGAGTATCTAATGACGGTACTACATACATTAGAAGGTGTGAATTTGTTTGTTATCTCGCACAAGGGTGATGTGCTACAAGATAAATTTGCTAATGTTATTCGTTTTGTAAAGGAAAAGAATTTCTCTAAGGTGATAAAATGAGTGAAGAATTTTTAGTTATTAATACAGAGCAGTCTTTAGTTAAACCAAAAGCATTAGAACCATTGCCATTGTATGATGAAAACTATTCGATGTTGAAACAAAAGATGCCTGAGTATACTGGCCAATTACCAAATCAAAATATGACCAACCTCATTGAGCGTATGAAAATGACAATGAGAAAGTTTTCAGGCATTGGTCTTTCGGCAAACCAGTGTGGTATTATGACCAGAATGTTTATTATTGGGCATGAAAACTTTGAACTGGTCTGTATCAACCCTAAGGTTCTTGGCCAATCGGCAGAAATAATTAAAGGCGATGAAGGTTGCCTCTCTTTTCCCGGTTTGTTTTGTAAGATAGAAAGGCCTTCATGGGTTGATGTTGAATTTACCAACGAAAAAGGTGAGGTTCTACAGACAAAACTTGAGGGTTTAACTGCGAGGTGTTTTTTACATGAACTCGACCACATGAATGGAATTAAATTAATTGACCATGTTGGTCCTGTGGCTTTGAAAATGGCTCGTGAAAAACAAAGAAAACGTATTAAAACGATTACTAAACGATTGAAAAAATAATGTCTTATTCACTTGACCCTAAAGATGATGTTGATACACAATGGCAAAAATGGCGCGATTCTGGCCTAACATTTCAACAAATCGATGAAGAAAAACTCCGTACTAGAGTGATTGAAGAGTTAACCTATGTTTCAAAAATGGATGTCAAAGAGTATACGCTGTATCAAAAATGGTGTGAGGTACAAGAAAAATATCCATCAATTATTGTAAATGATTTGTGGGAAGGCCAAAAATCTGTTATAGAAGATGAAGAACAACGCCAAGCCATCGATGAAATCAAACGTAACTTTTGGATACCCGAAACACCAGAGGCCTATGAGGCATTAGAACCAGAACTTCTTTATACCAACAAAGAAAAGGGTCTACCTGAATTGTGGAATTGTATTCGCACATTCTCTTCGACCATGAAAAACAATTCAAACATTGGTCGTAACCTTAATTTTATCGTGCGTGACCGAATCACTAAGAAATACCTTGGTGTGATTTGTGTTTCATCAGATTTTCTTGACCTCACACCAAGAGACAGATATATTGGATGGTCAAAAGAATTAAAAACACAAGGCGGTATGATTAATCACACGGCCATCGGTTCAACAATTGTACCTTTACAACCACTTGGGTTTAATTATGTTGGCGGTAAACTTCTTGCTCTACTTTGCCTTTCGGATCCAATACAAGAACTCTGGGAGAAATTGTATGGTGATAAGTTAGTCTCCATAACCACCACATCACTCTACGGTAAAACGAAGGCGGATGGTCTATCCCAGTATGACAACCTAGACTACTGGCAGAAAATGGGATTCACTTCAGGATCCGTGTCGTATGAACCTACCAATGAAACAAGGTATATGATTCGTGAGTGGCTTAAAACAAATCACACACGGAGATACTTTGAATGGTATATCGCAAAGAAACCATCTGGTCAACCACATAAACGTGACCATAAGAATCGTTCATTGACCTTTGCATATTCTAAACTCAATGTACCAAAAGAACTTATCAAATCAGACCATGCTCGTGGTATTTACTGGTGCCCTTTGTATGCTGAATCAGTAGAGTTTCTCCGGGGCGAACATGACGGCAAGAATATGAAAAAGTGCTTTGATACATCGGTTCAGGACCTAAGTAATATATGGAAGAATAAACATGCGAAGCCTCGAATCAAGCAATTGGTAAAGAAAGACCGTGTTTCGCATGATACTCTTTTCTATGACAATCTGGCAATCTTGTCCTGGAATGAAGCAAAGTCTATGTATCTTCAACAAGTAGGTCGATAAATAGTGTATAGTCCAAACATGCGGTGAGTCCGAGACAGCCTGCCACCCAGCAGGCAGAGAGGTTTAACTCCTCTAAACCGCTCCACTTCTGTTGTTTTTACGCAACAAAAAAGTTCAATGAAATCAATGACTTACGAAGCGCTTGACAAATCACTGCGGCTAGAGTAAGATGGTAACATAAATCGTTACGGATATTGATATGTCATTTACTGTTGAACAAAAATCGCAACTTGCCAAACTGATGGCGACCGAGAATTTGACGGTTCAACACCAGAAAATTTCAACAGCCAAGTTTGATCCTAAAAACCGTGTGCTGTATCTCCCAATCTGGCAGGATATGTCTGGCGACCTCTATGATCTCCTGGCAGGCCATGAAGTTGGTCATGCTCTTCATACTCCTGCTGAAGGTTGGCACAATGCTGTAGTTGATAAAACAAAGCCTGCTTCATACAAAAACTTTTTGAATGTCGTGGAAGATGCTCGTATTGAGAAAAAAGTAAAGCGCCGGTATCCTGGTCTTCGCTTGCCTTTTCAGAGAGCATATAAAGAGCTTTTCGACCGTGATTTTTTTGGTATTCGTAACCGTGATCCAAACAAATTGCCGTTTATCGACCGTTTGAATATTTACTCAAAATCACAATACACTGCTTCGTTTCTTGAATTCAGTGAGCGTGAACTTGATTTCGTTGATAGAATTCAAAAAACTGAAAGCTGGGATGATGTTGTAGCTTTGACCAATGAAATTTTCGAATACTCAAAGGAAGAGCAACCTCAAATCCAACACACTGATTTTGATCCAGACAATTATGGTGAAGATGGTTTTGATGAAGATTCCGCCTTTGATGAAGTTAACCAAGATGAAGATGAAAATGAACAAAGCCAAAACGGCACCAAATCTAAAGCCGGTGATGAAAACGAAGGCGATGAATTAGAAGCTGAAGGCGAAGGCAATGGTTTTGGTGATGGTGGTGAAAGGGGTGAAACTAAAGGCTCACAATTAAACCGTTTCAAGGATTCGGAGAAATCTGACGGAAGTCAATTTGAACCCGAATGTGTCACTGATGAAAACTTTCGTAAAAATGAAGACCTTTTGCTCGATGATAAAAGCAAAACATACTACTATGTAAATGTACCAAGCTTTAATGCAAAAAACAGCATAACGCCAGCTAATCGCGTTATTGAACAAATTATTGATCATTATGATAATATATCTTTAGATTGTAACGATTCGAAGGTTAAAACTCAAAAATTATTTTCTGAGTTTAAAACCAGAAACGAACGATATATTGGTTTGCTTGCAAAAGAATTTGAAATGCGTAAAGCTGCCAAGACTTTTAGTAAATCAAAATTGTCGGATACTGGAGATATTGACATTACTAAAATTCCAACTTATCGTTTTGATGAAAATATTTTTCGTAAAGTGTTATTGACGCCAAAGGGCAAAAACCATGGCCTCATGTTGTTGTTGGATAAATCCGGTTCTATGGGCCAAAACATGCCGGGCTCAATTGAACAAATTTTAATCCTTACTATGTTTTGCCGAAAAGTAAGTATTCCTTTTGTTGTATATGGGTTTGGCAATTCACATTCTGCTCGTTCTTCGGATTTTCCAAATGAACAACACAACAATGTTTTTTCTCAAAATGAAAAAGACCTTTTCTTTGGCGACGTTTATTTGCGCGAGTACATTAACTCAAAAATGAATAATGTTGAGTTTACAACAGCCATTAAAGTTTTGTTGCTTTTGAAAAATTCATATGAAAAAAAATTCATATCACGCCCAAAATCAGAAGATTTATCTAATACACCATTAACCGAAGCTATTGTTGCTTGTGCATCATTGATGAAAGAATTTCGTCAAAAACATAATTTAGAACTTTCAAGTTTGGTGATTGTACATGACGGAGACTCCGATCGGACTTCTTATTTTAACCAATGGCAGGTGAATGAGTTTACTGGACAAAAATTTATGACGAGAAATCCATTTTCGACCGACTTACACAATGTTATTGTACAAGATCGTCAAAATAAGTTCGAATATAAATTGGAATCTTTTCGTGATGCTAATGCACCTTTCGACCCAATGTTGTTATTTGCGATTAAATATTTTAAACAACTTACTAAATCTAAAGTGTTTGGTTTCTTTTTGACAAACGGCCATCGTGGTAATGCTAAATTTTCGATTCAACACCGTTATGTTTTTGAAAATGGCGAATGTTTTGAAACTAAAATGGAAAAAATTTATAAAACTAATGGAAGAAATTCAAAACAAATAGAACAAATCAAAGAAGAATTAAATTTATTGGTGAAAAAATTTAAAACTGAAAAATTCTTAGTTAGCAAATTAAAAGGTTATGATGAGTTTTATATCGTTGCTGGCGGTGAAGAACTGGTCACTGAAGCTGATGAAATGGTAATTGAAGGTAAAGTGACTTCTTCGAAGTTGAAAGCTTCATTTTTGAAAATGAATAGAAAAAAGGCTATTAATCGAATTTTGGTTTCTCGTTTTATTCAGGGCATTGCAACATAATGTTGTATGTTTACAACAAGAGTTGACAAAGTTTTGTTCATCGTGTATAATTGGTTTACATCGTCAATAAGGATATTTTGTTATGTCTTCTCGTGCCTCTAATCGTCAATCATTTATAAATTCTTTGACTGCCCTTGGCAAACCTACGGTTACTAAAACTGAAATTAAGCGAATTTGTGCTGAAATTGGTATTTCTGGTGCTTCTTGGTTTACAAAAGATGAAAACAATCGAATCGGTCACGGCTTGTATAAAGTGCCCAACATTGAAATTTCAACCACCGCACCCACTTCCACTGTAAATATGGCAGCGCAAATTTTACCATTAACAAAACCTATGGAAAAATCAGAAAATCGTATTCAAAATGTTTTGACTGATTTGGAAGAAACTGATCTAGTTCCTAAGATATACAAAAATTATGTGCCATTTGGTAACTTCGATGATGTTTTGTCTATTGTGCAAAGTAATCGATTTTTTCCTGTGTTTATTTCAGGACATTCTGGTAACGGCAAGACCATGTCTGTCGAACAGGCTTGTGCCAAAGCCAAACGTAAATTCATTTGCGTTTCGATGACGCCTGAAACTGATGAAAGTGATTTGCTTGGTAATTATGTACTTATTCATGGTAACATGGAATGGCGTGATGGTCCCGTGACCACTGCTGCTCGTCAAGGTGCTGTCCTTTGTATCGATGAAATTGACTATGGTGCTCAGAACCTTTCGAGCCTTCAGCGTGTACTTGAAGGCAAACCTTTTATGTTGAAGAAAAAGGGTGAGTTGATTGTGCCAGCGCCCGGTTTTACGATATTCGCAACTGCAAATACCAAAGGTAAAGGGTCGGATGACGGTCGTTACATGTTTACAAATGTGCTGAATGAAGCATTTCTTGAGCGTTTTCGTAATACGTTTGAACAAGAATGGCCTCCGATTGTTGTGGAAAAAAAGATTGTTCGTAAAGAACTTGATTCAGTTGGTTGCTCTGATGATGATTTTGCAGATAAGTTGGTTACATGGGCGGATGTCATACGAAAGACATTCACGGACGGTGGTTGTGATGAAGTGATTTCTACTCGCCGTTTGGTACACATTGTTGAAACCTTTGGTATCTTCGGCGATAAAGTGAAAGCCATTCGTATGTGCTTAAATCGCTTTGATGAGGACACTAAGGCTTCGTTTCTTGACCTGTACACCAAAGTTGATGCTGGTGCCACTGCTGAACAGATTTTGACGCCAGAAACTCCGGCTAAACCAACTGGAGTTGATGAAGAAATTCCGTTTTAATTGATTCAAGTTTTGTCCTAGATTTCAGGAAAATTTTATGGCTGCACATATAAGTTGGTATATTGAAGAAGTAAATATTGGAACATTTTATCATATGCTGAGTCCAACATCAGGTGTACGAATCGATTGTGATCCTGTAGGCCAAAGGCCTGATATTGAATCAATGCCAAAACGACAAGGTATTATTGATACGATAATCCGCGGTTTTGATATTGGTGAATTGAAATTGCGAGAAGTTGTTATTGGTCAATACCCCCGTCGTTCAGTTGACGGCGGCCATCGCAAACGAGCGATTCGTGATTTTATGGAAGGAAAGTTCAAAACAGCTAAGAACACTTTCTGCCAAATTGGAGAAAAAGTTTTTAAGGTTGGTAATCTTTATTACAAAGACTTGCCGATTGAAGCGAAAGAATTTTTCCTTAGTTATAAAATTCGATTTACCATTTACGACAAATCGATGACTGATGAACAAGCTGGTGAACTTTTTCGCCGGACAAATACCACAACTAGTGTAAATTGGCAAGAAATGCTCAATTCATATGAAGATAATTTGGTTGCAAAATTTGTTCGTGAAATTTCCAGGCCAATTCGTGATATGAATAATAAGTATCACGAATTATTTGAATATCGTGACTTGTCTCCTGAAAATCGAAAGCAATATTGGTTTTCATCTCCTTCTACTCGATTGCGTGATGATGAATTTGTTACACGCTTGCTTACTGTGTTGGTGAAGCCGGCTAAAGAAAAAAATTGGATGACATGTTCGAATAAAGAAACTGAAGCATGTTTTATCCGACTTGGTAATACAGAAAAAGGAGTTTGGGCTAATGATCCTACTGAAGCAAAACGACATCAAAAGCTTGTAATAGAAGCACTTGACTTTATTTTGGCTTATGTGAAAGCCAAAAAACTCTTTTCAAAGAAAATGCTCAATACACAAGAGTTTACGATTATTTCTCGTTTCTATATTTATTTAGTTCGTACTTTTAGTCGAAAAGGTTTTAAAGTAAAAGATTGGAGTAAACTGTACCTTTCTATTCGTAACTCCTCGAATCGGTTCTTACAGAAGGATGATCCAAATTATCGATGTGATAGTCATACAGATGATAAGGGCGTTAGATCCGTCCACGAATGTTTCAGACAATATATAACTGTGCATGATGATGAAACACGTTGTGAACAATCGGTAAAATGGTTGCTTGAGGAAATGGATATTCAAAATTGTGGTATTGTTTTTTTGGATCCAGTTCGTTTATTTTCTGCCGATGTTATTGAGCAGGTATTGCGTACTCAAGATTACAAGTGCTGGGTAACTGGTAGTCCTTTGGATATTAAAGATGCAGCTGGCAGTCATATTGTAGCACATTCGGACGGCGGCAAGACGATTAATGAGAATTGTGTGGTTTGCCATAAGGATGAAAACAATAGAATGGGCACAATGGATGCTTTAATTTACCGATCTATTCGCCAAAATGAATTGGCAAATGATTTAATAAATGCCTGAATAATGCTTGACACGGGCTTCGGCCTGTGTTATATTATCGTTACTGAGAGAACGGTCGCCTCTCGGTAATGTTTTAGTGCGACCAACATGGAGAAATTTGTAATGTCCGCAAAAGAAAAAGTCTTAAACTATCTTTCAAAAATCGATGGCTATAATACATTGACCGCTAAAAAAATGCAAACACTTTTTGGTGTTAAGAACCCATCGGCAACAATCAATGAACTTCGCAATGAAGGCCATGCTATTTACTTGAATAGCCGCAAAACTTCCAGTGGTGGAAGGGTATCTTTTTACCGTCTTGGTACTCCAACGAAGCGTATGGTTGCTGCTGGTATTGCAGCAATTCGCACACAAGGACGCCGTGCATTTGCCTAAAAGATAGTCCACTTTGAGCGACAGAGGGATATATACTTTATATCCCTCTTTATTTTATGGACAAATTATGGAAATACAAGTAAAACTTGATGAATTGAGGAAAAATAAAGTTTTTGTGGCGACACCGATGTATGGTGGTATGGCTCACGGACTTTATGTTAAATCCAGTCTTGACCTGCAAGCCATGCTAACCAAGTATGGCGTTGAAACTAAATTTTCTTTTCTCTTTAACGAATCTCTCATTACAAGAGCTCGTAATTACCTTGTCGATGAGTTTCTTAGAACAGATTACACACACTTATTGTTTATTGATTCAGATATTCATTATCATGCACAGGATGTCGTAGCACTTCTTGCTCTCGATAAAGATGTAATTGGCGGACCATACCCTAAGAAGGCTATCAACTGGCAGAACATTATTGATGCTGCAAGAAAACATCCTGACCTTGAAGCACATGAATTGGAAAAGTTGGTTGGCCAGTATGTGTTCAATGTGGTCAAAGGTACAAAACAATTTTCTGTAACCGAACCACTAGAAGTGATGGAGATTGGCACTGGTTACATGTTAATTAAAAGACATGTATTTGATAAGATGAGAGATGCCTTTCCAATGATTCACTATAAACCAGATCATGTTGGTCAAGCCAACTTTGATGGTTCTAGGTACATTCATGCATACTTTGATACAGTGATCGACGCCAAGGGTTCCATTACAGACGGCGGGACTGATCGTTACCTAAGTGAAGATTATATGTTTTGTCAAATGTGGCGTAAGATTGGTGGTCAAATTTTTCTGTGCCCTTGGATGAAAACGCAACATGTCGGAAGTTATGCATTTACTGGTGATATGCCGGCAGTAGCTAATTATGTAGGTAAACTATGAACAGTATAAAATACAAATATAATGAACCCGAAATTCTAAAAGAATTACAAAGTTATATCGACGCTACTTACAGCGATCACTACTCGCAAAACAAAATTCAAGCTGTTGAATTTATTATAGATTCCGAACACGGAGAGGGGTTTTGTATAGGTAATGTCATTAAGTATTGTCAAAGGTACGGCAAAAAAGACGGACATAACCGCAAAGATTTGCTCAAAGTGATACACTATGCAATTATTGCTCTTCACAACCATGACACAATAAAAGGTAGTAATAATGAAACTTTCAAGTGAAACGATTGGGATTCTAAAAAACTTTGGCAGTATTAATTCTGGTATTTTCTTGAAGAAAGGTAAAATAATTAAAACCGTTTCTTCACATAAGAACATTTTAGCACAAGCAACAATCCCCGATGAAATTCCTGCTGATTTTGGTATCTATGATTTAAACGAATTTCTTTCTGTGGTTTCTCTGCATAAAGATGATTTGAACCTTGAATTTGATTCTAGAAATCTTATAATTTCTGGCCTTAAAGGTCGCAGTAAAATTAAATATCGTTCTTGTGATGTTACCATGCTTGTTGTGCCACCTGATAAATCACTTGTTCTATCTAACCCCGAAATACAATTCGATTTAAGTATTGAAGATTTTCGATGGGTTCTAGACGCTGCAAATGTTCTTAGCAGCCCACAAATCTCTGTTGAATCTGATGGCACAAAAATTACATTGAATACCTTGGATGTTTCAAATGATTCGGCTCACACTGAATCGCTTGAATTGAATGTAGAAGGTGCAGGCAGTAAATACAAAATGGTATTTAAAACCGAAAACTTTTCTAAGTTATTTTCTGGTCCCTACGAAGTGAAAATTTCCTCAAAAGGTATTTCGCATTTTAAGAATAAAAAAACGCCTGTTGAATATTGGATTACCACAGAAATCGGTTCAACTTTTCAAAAGGCTTAATTATGATTATTTTAACAGATGCAGAGGCAAATTCGGATATTGTTATCAACCCGGATACAATTAAGTGGGTGCGATTAGTGCCGAATTTAGGCACTCGTATCACTTTTATAGACAATACTTATGTAATAGTAAGAGAAACAGTTCAAACTTGCATAGAAAAAATAGCTAAAAAACCAGCAAAATAATATGTTGTTTAATGTGAAGGATTTATATAATGAGTCAACTCCTTTGGGTAGAAACTTATCGACCAAAGACAATTCAAAATTGTATTTTACCAGATAGCTTGAAAAAACCATTTCAGGAGTATGTCAACCAAAAAACTATTCCAAACCTTATTCTTGCTGGTGGACCAGGAGTAGGCAAGACCACGGTGGCTAAAGCCATGTGTAATGAAGTAGGATGTGATTATCTAGTAATCAATGGCTCTGACGAATCTGGTATCGATACTTTCCGTGTAAAAATTAAAAACTATGCCTCATCAATGTCTTTGGCTGGCGGTCGTAAGGTCATCATCATTGACGAAGCCGACTATTTAAACCCAAACTCCACACAACCCGCCTTAAGGAACGCAATTGAAGAGTTTGCTTCAAACTGCTCTTTCATATTTACTTGTAATTATAAGAATCGTATTATTGAGCCTTTACATTCGCGGTGTGCGGTTGTCGATTTCACTCTTAAAAACGGTGATAAGGCTAAGATGGCCAAGGAGTTTTTTGTCAGAACCAAAGAAATTCTGCGAAGTGAATCGGTCGACTTTGAAGATAAAGTAGTTGCTGAATTAATTAAGAAACACTTTCCAGATTTTCGCCGAGTAATCAACGAATTACAGCGTTACTCGCAGTTTGGTAAAATTGATTCTGGTATTCTTTCACATATCGCTAATGTTTCAATTTCTGAAATCGTGAAGCATATGAAAGAAAAAGATTTTAGTTCTGTTCGTAAATGGGTGGCTTCAGGAGATTATGATGCGAATGTGGTGTTTCGGCAGATTTATGATGCGCTATATGACGTATTGAAACCGCAATCAATCCCGCAGGCCGTATTGATAATTGCTGATTATCAATACAAGCAGGCCTTTGTTGCGGATGGCGAAATCAACCTTGTTGCTTGCCTTATTGAATTAATGGGAAATTGTGACTTCGTATGAATGATTTATATCAACTCCTCAAATTAAGACAACCTAAAAGAATGAATAAAAGTGTAAAGTATCACGTAGCTCGTAGCCGAAACAAAAGAAAAATACGAAAAGAAGATGACAGAAAATATGAAGCGGGCGTGTCAATGGAAGATAAAACACAAACAGAATACTTTTTAAGTTCGTCGTCTTTAAATGATCATTACATTACAAAATTTTTATCGTATCAAATTGAACATAAACAAAAAGTTTCTTCTATAAAAGAAAGTTTGATTTGTGAGCGTAAAGAATGGCATGATTACATTCGTTTTAACTTAAACCTTGATAAATATCAATTGATTGAATTTAGTTATCAAACTGGAATGATTATTGACATTGAAACGAAAGAATTTGTTGACTATACGGTCTCGCCAAACCTTGTTGAGATAAAAATATATGGATCCAAATTGTTCGTTGAAAAAATGTATTCACAATTCACTAAAGATTTTAAAATCGCTACTTGCTATGTTGAATGGATTTACGGGTCAGACGGTGAATCAGTAAACATTCCTCTCTTATCAGAAAAACTTCCAATTTCTGAAATGTACCCTTTTCTTGGTGAAGAGAAAATTGAAGAATATTATAATCGTTTTTTGAATTCATCAGCTTCTATTCTTCTTTTAATCGGTCCACCAGGAACGGGTAAAACTACATTTATTCGTGGGTTGTTACATCACTCTGCTATGAATGCTGTTGTTACTTATGACGACAAAATTCTTGAGCGAGATTATATATTTGCTCGGTTTATTGAAGATGATGCTGGCGTTATGGTCATTGAAGATGCAGACAATTTTCTTAAATCTAGGTCTGACGGCAATACAATGATGCATCGATTTCTAAATGTGGGTGATGGGCTTATTTCAATGAAGCGTAAAAAACTTATATTTTCGACTAATTTGTCTTCAATAAATGACATTGATGATGCTTTAGTGCGACCTGGTCGTTGCTTTGATATTTTAAAATTTGAAAATTACACTAAAGAACAAGCAAACATTCTTGCTAAAAAACTTGATATACCTTTTACGAATAAACTCTCCGATAACAATTATTCTTTGGCTGAAATTTTTCATACACAGAATAACTCTAGTTCAAAGCAAAAAAGAAAAATGGGATTTGTATGAGCAACCCTTTTGACTATGTAAATCAGATTCTCTATGGTAAAAAGGATCTGATTGTTGATGCTCAAACTGAAAAAGATTATAACCCTTTCATCGTAAACAGGTCACTTTCTTATCATTTCGATTGTGTTCTGTTTGCCAATGAAATGAATCTAAGACATTTCGCTGATAAAAAGTTACAAAATTCTTTCCTGATAAATACCATCAGACCTCGAAAGAGGCCTTTTGCTAAGTGGGTTAAGTCTGAAAAGAGTGAAGGTTTAGAATGTGTTAAAAAATACTTTAATTATTCGAACATAAAAGCACAAGAAGCTTTAACTTTGCTTAGTAAAAAACAAATCCAACAATTAAAAGAAAAAACCGAAATAGGTGGATTAAGGAAATGATATGTTTGACATATTCAAAGGAGTTGGTGTTGAAATAACACTTGAAGATGAGGATGCTTTTTTAAAGGTGCGAGAAACATTGACAAGAATTGGTGTTTCTTCACGCAAAGATAAAATTCTTTATCAATCTTGTCATATACTTCATAAACAAGGCCGATATGTAATTTTACATTTTAAAGAATTATTTGCGCTTGACGGTAAACCCTCAACGATCACTGATAATGATATACAAAGAAGAAATGCTATTACTAAACTACTTCAAGAATGGAAATTATTGAAAATACTGGAAGATGAAAAAGAAAAAATTGAAAACAATTTAGCACCTTTGAATCAAATTAAAATCCTTTCATATAAAGAAAAAAATGAGTGGGAACTTGTAAGTAAATATACTATAGGAAAAAAGAAAGTTGAGCAATAGAAATGAAAAAACCAAATGTAAAGTTGAAAAATCTATATACAAATGAAATTGTATACACTGAAAATTACAATGATTACCGAGAGAGAGATGGTTTGGAGTTTATTAATGTCTTTAAGGAAGAAAACCCAAAAAGAAGGTATCTTGTTAATCGAAACGCTTTTAAAATACTAAATAAAGAGTAACCAATGCCTAATGGGTTGGTTACTTTAAACTTGCTTATTTAAGGAGAAAACTATGACTTATGTATTACGCCCACTTCACTATACAACCCTTGGTTTTGAACGCTTTTTTAATGATGTTGAGAGATTACTTAAAGATGACCCTCAAGCCAAGGCCTCTAACTTTCCACCACACAATATTATTCGCCTAGACGACAACCGCTATGTTGTTGAAATGGCTTTGGCTGGTTTTGCCAAAGGTGAAATCGACGTTACAATTGAAGATGGCAGTCTAATTGTGAAAGGTGAAAAGAAAGAACAGGTAAACAGCGCTCAGTATGTGCATCGTGGTATTGGTACACGCTCTTTTACCAAAACTTTTACGGTTGCTGATACAATTGAAGTTCGTGGTGCCGAATTCGAAAACGGTATTCTTCGTATCGGTCTAGAAAATATTATTCCAGACCATAAGAAGCCACGCAAGGTTGAAATTGGTGGTAACCTTGGGGTATTTAAGCCACAATTGTTACAAGAAACCAAATCGGCATAAGTGAGAGGGAGGGCTTGACCCTCCCTTGTTTTTATTATATAATGGATTCTATAAAAAATCACACCCCCATCGTAAAGCCCATCGCAGTGCCGATAGTGTTGTATTTTTAATCAAATGTGAGGTAAAAAATGTCTGATAATGTATACACAAGCCAAGTTCTAGATATTTTAGAAAATGGTGATGCGTTGGTCGAAATACCAACAGAACTTATGGAAAAAATGGGATGGAAAGAAGGTGATGTTCTAGATTGCTTTTTGGAAAACGAAAAAATTGTTGTGCGTAAGTTTCCAATTGCTCCAAATAATCAATAAAAAATGAAAAAAATGAAAACTGTGTTTAAAGATGTCCATATATTTATGGAAGCTGCAAATCAAAAAACTAAATGTTATGATGAAAAACAGGCTTCATTGTATATGAAACTAATTGGTGAAGAATTTAGTGAATTAATTACTGCAAAATATCAAAATAATGATGCTGAAATCGCTGATGCATGTTTTGACCTTTTATGGGTAACCATTGGTTACATGATTTCGAGAGGTTGGGATGTGGACAAAATTTGGGATGAAGGTGCTCTAAGTAATCTAAAAAAAATTGATCCTAAAACACGAAAAGTTTTAAAACGTGAAGATGGTAAAATTTTAAAACCTGAAGGGTGGCAAGCACCAAATTTTAAACAATTCGTTTAAGAGAATTTATATGAATATTCAAGATTTAGCAAAAAAAATAGCTCACGAAAATAAGATTACAAAAGCAGAAAAGTATGATTTGGTTTTGCGTAATTTTGATAACATGGTCGAACTTATTGGGTTTATACCTGATCCAAATTACAACATGCGCGACTTTGAGGGTCGTGAAATGTTGTTTCCTAAACGTTGGGTAACACTGGCTGTTTTTCCTGAAAGTAAAAAGGTGAATGTATAATGAATATCAAACTTGTAACACTTAAAACAAATCACACACTGATTGCTAAGGTTGAAACACCCTTTGACCAATCATATATCTTAATCAAAGAACCACTTCAAGTAGCCTTACAACCAACCAAAGAAGGTTCCGGTGTAATGTTTGTACCTTTTGTTGAATATGCTGAAGAATTCAAAACTGGGTTCAAAATTTCAATGAATGATGTACTGATGATTTCAACACCTCTACAAGAGCTTCAAGATAATTACCGACAAATCTTTAGTAACATACGAATTGCCTCATCTATGCCAAGGGTTTGATAACATCTAAGGATGAACTACTACACAAACATTTCAGTACAAGGCAACAATGTCCTGTATAGAGGTGTCTTAAACGGTCGGCGAATTCAAAAGAAAATTGAATACTCGCCGATTTTGTTTTTACCCTCCAATCAAAAAACAGGCTGGAAAACCTTATTTGGTGAACATCTTGAACTGAAGAAGTTTGATACAATTCGTGATGCTCGAGATTTTATTAAACGCTATGAAGAGGTACAAAACTTTAAGATATACGGCAATGACCGCTTTGAGTATGCTTTTATTGCTGATGAACACCGTGGACCTATAGATTGGGACATTACACAACTTTCAATTGTCATCATCGATATTGAGGTTGGTTCAGAGAATGGTTTTCCTGATCCATATAAGGCCACAGAACCAATCACAGCCATTGCCGTGCGTCAACTAAATGGAGGTATCACAGTCTATGGTTGTGGTGAATATAAGAAACAGGGTGATGAAAATTATATACAATGCAAAGATGAATGGACACTCTGTAAGACCTTTCTAAAAGATTGGCAAGCAAACTATCCTGATGTTGTTTCTGGTTGGAATATTGATTACTTTGATATTCCATACTTGGTAAACCGCTTCAATCGTATTCTTGGTGAGGATGAAACAAAGAAACTCTCACCATGGAATAACGTATGGGAAAGAAGTTTCGTACACAAAGGTCAACAGAAAAAAGTTTACATTATGACTGGTATTGCTGCACTTGATTACATTGAATTGTATCGATGGTATGCTCCTGCTGGTAAGTCACAAGAATCATACTCATTAAATCATATTACCAGTGTTGAACTAAATGAATCAAAAATTTCTTATGATGAGTATGACAACCTTCATCAATTGTACAGACTCAACTATCAAAAATTCATTGAGTATAACATCAAGGACGTAGAACTTGTCATTAAACTTGAAGACAAACTAAAGCTAATTGAACTAGCACTCACTCTAGCCTATGACACAAAAACCAACTATGAGGATGTATTTGCTCAAACTCGTATGTGGGATTCACTTATCTATTCGTATCTCTTAGAAAAAAATATTGTTGTTCCGCCAAAAGAGATTCAAAAGAAAGAATCAGCATTTGAGGGAGCTTATGTAAAAGAACCTCAAATTGGTATGCATGATTGGGTGGCTTCGTTTGATTTGGATAGTCTATATTCCCATTTGATGATGATGTACAACATATCACCCGAAACACTGGTAGAAACAAGCGACTACACTGATGAAATGAGACAACTGGTTATGGATGGGATATCCGTGGAAAATCTCCTCAGCCAAAAAGTAAAAACTAACGCTATAAAAAATGTAACTGTTACTCCAAATGGCCAGTTTTTTCGTACCGATTTTCAAGGCTTTTTACCAAAGATGCTTGGAGAAATGTATGAGGATCGGAAGAAATTTAAGAAGCTGATGTTGAAATGTAAACAAGAATATGTTAATGAAAAGAACCCAAAGAAAAAGAAAGAAATTGGTAAACTGGTTGCACGATACAATAATTTACAACTTGCAAAGAAGGTCTCATTAAATTCAGCCTTTGGTGCCTTGGGCTCACAATACTTTCGATTTTATGACCTTAGAATGGCACTTGGTGTAACATTGGCTGGTCAACTGTCTATTCGTTGGATTGAAAACAAAATCAATATATACATGAATAAACTATTAAAGACCAATGATGTGGATTATGTTATTGCTTCAGACACAGATTCGATTTATTTGCGCCTTGGTGACCTTGTTGACAAGGTGTATACTGGCGAGAAAGAAACTACTAAAGTTATCGCCTTCATGGATCGTGTCTGTGAAGGTAAAATACAACCTTTTATTAATGAGAGTTATCAGGAACTTGCTTCGTATGTTCATGCTTATGACCAAAAAATGAGAATGAAGCGTGAAGGTTTGTCTAATAAAGGGCTCTGGACGGCCAAGAAACGCTATGTTCTCAATGTGTTCAATAATGAAGGTGTTCAATATGATGAGCCTGATATGAAAATCATGGGTCTTGAGGTGGTTAAATCGTCAACACCGGCCTTTATTCGTGAGAAGATGAAAGAAACCATTTCACTGGTAATCAATGCCGATGAAGTCACTGTTCAGAATTTTATTGCAAATCTGAAACAAGAATTCAAGAAACTACCTGTAGAAGACATTTCTTTTCCTCGTGGTGTTAATGGCATTCAGGAGTATTCGGATTCGGTTGGTCTATATAAGAAGGGAACACCGATTCATGTAAAGGGTGCTATTCTTTACAATCATTTTCTCACCGAAAAAAAATTAACGAAGAAATACCCACTGATTAAAGAGGGTGAGAAACTTAAATTCACCTACCTGAAAACACCAAACCCAATTAAAGACACAGTTGTTTCGTTCCCTGTAAGGTTGCCAAAAGAATTCGGCCTTCAGGAGTATATTGACTATGAAACACAATTTGAAAAGACGTTTATTGAACCGATGAAAATTATTTTAGATTGTATTGGCTGGCAAGTAGAAAAACAAAATAGTCTTGAAGCATTTTTTGTTTAATGGAGAAACGAATGAGCATACTTGAAAAACTAAAAAAGAATTCAACCATTAAAGAAACGGCTATTCTTTCTAAATCTAAATTTTTTAATGAAAAAGATTTAATTAGCACACCAATACCGATGATGAATGTAGCCTTTTCTGGTCGTCTTAATGGTGGTTTTACGCCAGGTTTAACAATTTTTGCTGGTCCGTCGAAGCATTTTAAGACAGCATTTAGTTTATTGGTGGCCAAGGCTTACATGGACAAATATTCTGAAGCTGCACTTCTGTTTTATGATTCTGAATTTGGTACACCGATTAAGTATTTTGAAACCTTCAATATCAATATGGACCGTGTTCTTCATACACCATTAACTGACATTGAACAATTAAAATTTGATATTATGCAACAACTTCAAGAAATTTCTCGTGAAGATAAGCTAGTGATTGTTATAGATTCTATAGGCAACTTAGCATCCAAAAAAGAAGTTGAAGATGCTTTAGATGGTAAATCGGTCGCTGACATGAGCCGTGCAAAACAAGTGAAAAGTTTGTTTCGTATGGTCACACCACATCTTACATTAAAAGATATTCCAATGGTGGTTGTCAATCATACTTATAAAGAAATCGGTATGTTTCCGAAGGATATTGTCAGTGGCGGCACTGGTTCGTATTATTCAGCTGACAATATTTACATTATTGGTCGCCAACAAGAAAAGGATGGTACCGAAATTACTGGTTATAACTTTATTATCAATGTGGAGAAGTCTCGATATGTCAAAGAAAAATCTAAAATACCTGTCAATGTATCTTTTGATGGTGGTATTAACAAGTGGTCTGGTTTACTTGACATTGCACTTGAGTCCGGCCATGTGGTTAAACCATCAAATGGTTGGTATGCAAAAGTAAATCGAGAAACTGCCGAAGTTGGTGGAAAAGTCCGATACAATGATACACAAACTGCCGATTTTTGGTCCGATATTTTGACCGACTATTCTTTCCAAGAGTTCGTAAGGAAGAAATATGAAATCACTTATGGTAACATTATGGGACAAACTGAGGTGGTGGAAAAAAACGAAAATGCTTAAAGAGGGCCGGGACTTTCATTACATCAACTTTAACAATACTGATATAACTGGTATTGAATTATTGATGCCCGAGTTTCGTGGTGTTATTTACCATTACGATCAGGCCGGCATCAGTGAAGAGGGTGAAATTGCTCGTTTGAAATTCGGTTATACTGTGGTTCATCCAGGTGAACACGACATAGATGACTTGAATTCTAACGAAAAATTTCATACAATAATGGGTGACCTGTTGACCCAAATTTTAATGGCTAAAATAGAAGATGAGACTAGAAACCAGTATTCTGAAAAACTTAATATTCAGTGAGGAATATACCCGTAAAGTATTGCCATTTATTCAATCAGAGTATTTCACCGATAACAAAGACAAAACACTTTTCATCTTTGTTTCTCAATTTGTCAATAAATATAAGACACTGCCGACTTATGAATCGCTTGTTATTGAACTAAACGATTCGAAAAAACTCACTGAACAAGAACTTAAAAATACTCTTGGTCTGCTTGATGATATAAATCAAAACAAAAATGAGCCAACAGAAATACAATGGCTAATTGAACAAACCGAGAAGTTTTGCCAAGACAAGGCGATTTATAATGCCATCATGGAGTCGGTGACGATACTTGATTCTAAAAACACAAACAAGGACAAGGGCGAAATCCCAAAGTTATTATCAAATGCGCTTGGTGTTTCTTTTGATTCTCATATTGGCCACGATTATATTAATGACTACGATTCCCGTTTTGAATTTTATCACCGTCAAGAAACCAAAATACCATTTGACCTAGACCTTTTCAATACAATCACCAAAGGCGGTCTACCAAATAAAACATTGAATATCTGTTTGGCCGGCTGTGTGCATCCTGAAACAAAAATTAAAATTCGTTATCGGAAACATAAGAATAATTGGACAACAAAAGAAGTTGAAATAAAAGAAGTTGAATCTTTATTAAATTCTGGTTTTATTGTAGAAGTTGAATCCCCTGATGGTTTTGTTTCAATATCAAGATTCGTTGACAAGGGACTGTGGAATGAATATAGGCTTATCTTGGATGATGGTAGGGAGGTGCGTGTAAATGAAAATCACTTGTTTGAAACCAATAAAGGATGGAAATATGCGAAGGACATTTGGCACGAACAGACTGTAGTTGGTTATGAACCATATCAATACCTGTGTTCGGATGGTTGGCAAGGAGGAAAAATCAAATATACAGGGGCTAAAATACCAATTGTGGACATACAAGTGGAACATGAAAATCACAGGTACTATACTAACGGAGTAAGTTCTCACAATACTGGTGTTGGCAAATCAATGTTTATGTGTCATGTGGCTGCATCTTGTTTGTCGCAAGGTCTAAATGTTCTTTATATTACACTTGAGATGGCCGAAGAAAGAATCGCCGAGCGTATTGATGCGAATCTGCTGAATGTTTCAATGAACGATTTACATTCTATGACAAAATTGGAATATGATCGTAAGTTTCAATCATTGCGAAATAAAACACATGGCAAACTTATCATCAAAGAATATCCAACGGCGGCAGCCAATGCACTACACTTTCGTTCGTTGCTAAATGAATTACATCTTAAAAAGAATTTCGTGCCACAAATTATCTTTATTGATTATCTGAATATATGCTCATCGGCTCGTATTAAACCTGGTGCTAATGTGAATTCTTATTCCTATATCAAGGCGATTGCAGAAGAACTCCGTGGTCTTGCTGTTGAATTTAATCTACCAATTTTTTCAGCCACACAAACTAATCGTTCGGGTTTTACAAACTCTGACCCGGGGTTGGAAGACACTTCAGAATCTTTTGGTTTACCAGCTACCGCCGATTTTATGTTCGCTTTGATTTCGACGGAGGAACTAGAACAATTAAATCAAATCATGATCAAACAATTGAAGAACCGATATGCTGACCCTAACTTCAATAAACGATTTGTGGTCGGCGTTGATCGATCAAAAATGAGGTTGTATGATGTTGAACAATTGGCACAAACCGGTATTGTAGACTCTGGTCAAGATAACCCTCCACTGAACACTTTTGGAAACCGTGAAAATAAATTTAATCGTAAGTTTGAAGGCTTTAAGGTATGAAACTGAATAAAGAACAGGCACTTCATTGTGCTGAAGCTTTTTCTAATTATTTTGACCGATTTGACCGTATTGATGATTATATTCGTGATCAAAAACTAAATTCGTTATCTTCAAGGCCATTTACCCTGCCCGGTATGGGACCCGAAGAAGATTTATTTTCTGATTTTACCATGCATCCAAATGATATGAATTTGGAGTTGGTTGAATTGCCTCAGGATAATTGGGATGTTTATTTAAATATGATTTCTTCTCATTCAAATATGACCAGTATTCCAGGTCGGTGTTTTCGTTTGGCGGTCCTCGAAAAGAACACAAATAAGTGGGTTGGTTTTATTCGCCTTGGTTCACCAGTGATTAATATGAAACCACGAAATGAACTCCTTGGTGGAGTATTTACACAAACAAAAGAATCAGCCAAGGCCTTCAATCAAACAACTATCATGGGTTTTGTGATTGTGCCATCGCAGCCATTTGGTTATAATTACCTTGGTGGTAAATTATTGGCGGCTATTTGTTGTTCTCATTGGGTTCGTGAGCAGTTGAACAAAAAGTATGACATGAATACCTGCATGTTTGAAACAACAAGCCTTTATGGCACATCAAAAACATCATCTCAATATGACGGCATGAAACCATTTCTGAGGTTTAGTGGTCTTACCGACTCTGATTTTCTGCCAATGATGCACGGTAAACCTTATGAAGAACTTAAAGATTATGTTGAAAATGCTGTTGGTGTTATTGTGCCACCTGAAGCCTCTAGTCGTAAACTTAAAATCTCAAACAAGATTATCAGTATGACTAAAGTGGCTCTGAAAGGTGAACCAGAATATGTCAAGTTTATGACCACAATTCAAAACGCATTGTCTTTGACTGAAAAGAAACGGTATTACTATTCAAACTATGGCTTCTCTAACTTTACGGATGTGGTGATGGGCCGTACAGATAAGTTGATACCAGACAAGGAGAATTATGATAAGTTTCGCCTTGACAACATCATTAATTGGTGGAAGAAAAAGGCTACAAATCGCTTTGAAAATCTGAAGGCCGAAAACAGACTTCGCACAGAAATAGAGGTTTGGACTGGCGATAAAGAACTTGACATTATTCGGTAATTAAGTTAATATAAATACTCCAAAACAATGGAGTGTTTATGGCGCAATCAGGAGCAGGTGCAGAAGTAACAGCTTTAGCAGAAAGTTTGCAAGCTTATACTTGTGCAGCTAGACAACATTTAGGTAAAAATGTAACAAGCATTACAGAAGTTAATTCAAAAACAGTTGCTGGTTTTTCTGATTGTGATAGAGATTTGGATAAGTGTTTGAAAGGTTTAGATGGTGACTGGTATTATAGTGTTATCGTCACTGCCAATAAAATTTTTGATGATTTTAACATAGGCCGGTCAGAAAAGTTTGTATTTTATCGTGGTGGTTCTTTAGTCTCAGAAGTTTACAAAGAGTTTAGTCGATTTAAAAAGCAAAGTGGAATTACTGGTGACGATAAATGGAATCCAGCCGATATATGGATGGCTAAACCAAACTTTAAATTTATTGATGGATGGCCAACACTTTTAGATTACAATAATTATATTTTCCATGAGTTTATGGAGAAAAATTTAGTTGGCATCTCATTGAAAAAGATACCAAAAGGCGAAGCAACATCAAAGATATTCAATGAAGGTGAACCTCTTGTAGCAAACTGGAATGGTTATAAATTAGGCGAGATGATGGGTGATTCGAAGGACATTTATCTTCGTTATAAGTCGGGAGGAAAAGAAGGTGAAATACAATTAAGAAACTTTTCAAGCCGTCCCGTAACCAGTTCTTGGCAAGGCGAAATTAAAGGTAAAACGGCCGCTGGTGGTAAAATTGGTGGCGGTATTGTAATGACAGCTGCAATTGAATCTGGAGTACCTAGAAATAAATTAATGATGCCAAATGAATTCAATAGTCAAATACAAAAACCATCTGATGCAACTTTGAAAGATTTTGTTAAGATGTTTAAGAAATTATCAGGAACTAAAAAGAAAGACAGTGACTTGATGGTTGAATTAAAGGAAAATATTGCTCGTGATAAAACTTGGTGGATGTCTAAATTTCTTGGAGTGCATTTCGTTTATACAATATTAGAAAATGGTAAAGAAGAGGATGTTGTAAAATGGATTTACCAGTATGCTTCTTCAGCGACAAAGAACAGTAGCATTTTCATAAAGTATAGTTAATATGAAATTCAAAGATTTTTTAAACGAAGCAAAAGAAGGTGCCAATTTGCATTTGGAACATCTCGACGAGCATATGTTCAATCGTGGTACAAATGGTGCTCGTGAAGCTATTAATTTTCTTCGTTCGCTTCGTGACATGTTAGCCGGTCATGCACAATCAAAAACAAATGTCACCACAAAATGGGACGGTGCTCCCGCTGTAATTTGTGGTATTAATCCAGACAATGGTAAATTTTTCGTTGGCACCAAATCAGTATTCAATAAAGAAGGCAAACTAAATTATACCGATGCTGATATTGATAAGAATCATCCCGGTGAAGGTCTTAATGATAAACTGAAGGTAGCACTTGCATATCTACCAAAACTAGGCATCAAAGGTATCATTCAAGGTGACATGATGTTTACAAAAGGTGATATAAAAAAACAAACAATCGACGGTCAATCTTATGCTACCTTTCAACCAAATACGATTGTTTATGCCGTACCTTCTGATTCTATTCTAGCACAAAAAATGATGGCTGCACAACTTGGTATTGTTTTTCACACCACATACAATGGTCGTTCAATGGATTCACTGAAGGCCTCATTTAACATTGACATTGGACATCTCACGCCAACCAAAGATGTATGGTTTCGTGATGCTTCTTTTGTTGATGCTTCAGGTACAGCAACATTTACCGAACAAGAAACAAAGAAATTATCTGATATTCTTTCCAATGCTGGCCGTGTATTTCAATCTATTAATTCCTCAGTGCTTAATCGCATATCAACTAACGAAACTTTTAACCTTTACATCAAAACGTTCAATAATACCAAAGTTCGTTCAGGTGAACCAATCAAGAATACCCAACAACATACTACACAACTGATAAAATGGATTGAAGATAAACTGAACAAAGAAATACTGACGGCCAAGAAAGAAGACACTAAGAAGAAACGAATCGGCGAAAAGAATGAGGTCATGCGTTTTTTTCGAGGCAATGCTATACAATTAAAAAGTATATTTGACCTAATGAACCTAATTGTTGATGCAAAGGTTATGATTGTTCGTAAATTAGAAACAATCAAATCTTCAATTGATACATTTGTTGTAACACCAGATGGTTTTAAGGTAACTGGTCCCGAAGGGTTTGTTTGCGTAGACCGTCTATCTGGGGGTGCATTGAAGTTGATTGACCGTATGGAGTTCAGTAAAAATAATTTCAATGCTGCTAAGGCATGGAGTAAATAAATGATACAAATTACCGAAAAAGCTTTCAAACAAATCCATGAAATTATGATGGAAGAAGATACTAATGAGGCGCTAAGAGTGTTCGTTCAAGGTGGCGGTTGTTCTGGTTTTCAATATGGGTTTACATTTGATGAAAACCAAGCCGATGATGATTTTGTCATTGAACAGAATGGTGTTAAAGTTCTTATTGATGCAGCTTCAATGACATACCTTAGTGGTGCTGAAATTGATTATAAAAAAGATTTAACTTCGGCTCAATTTGTCATTAAAAACCCTAATGCAACCAATACTTGTGGTTGCGGTTCTTCTTTTGCAGCATAATATGGCTTACTCAGAAAAAGTTTTAGATCATTATGAAAATCCTCG